GCAAATGCACCGAAAAACTGAATTTCTTTCGTGCCAAACAATACCACCGCGTCATCATTTACATTTGCAAGTGCTGCAATTAATTCTTTCTTGGTCATATTCTTTTTTGTTGCGCAGGGCTTTCGCCCTGCTGGTTATTATGCTATCTTTAGCTCTTTAAGTCTCATATCTACCAATGATTTCAGCTTGCGAGTATCAAATAGTGGACTTCTATACCCATCTTTGATAAGCTGTATCATTTCTTTATAACCAACCTTACATACAACCTCTGTCTTCATGCTGTTATCATAAATAGCAGAATTGCAAGCGGTTATTGTGAATGCCATTGTTTTGTAACCTTTATCCTTCTTCATGATAGATGCAAACAAATACATATATACAGCATTTTTCATGCTATTCAAGGCATCTTCTTGACTGGCATTTACTTTCTACCACCTAAAAAGTCACCACATTCAATTTCTTGACCTTTTTTGATAATAGACAATGTACTGATGTACATTTTAATATCTGTTACTTTCATATCTTCTATGTTTTAATTGTTAGTAATATTGGTTTCTTTTATATAGCTAAGATACTGATTATTAGTGATGTGTGCAAATATAATCATCTGATTAACAGCAAGTTAAACTTGATTTAACTTAAAGTTGGATATTGACATGTTCATTTCAGTCGCGCTTTGTATGAATACCGTCCAATGATATGTGCAATGCTTTTTCATATATCGACTTATCACAATTAGAAAATAATCGTTAACTTTGTTCATACTTTTAAAATTATAGGTGCATGAAAAAAATTGTGACTTTATTTGCAACCGTGCTTCTGTTATACGGTTGTGGAAGTGTTCCTTTGACAGGCAGGAAACAGATGCTGCTTGTATCCGACTCCGAAGTGCTTTCATCAAGTCTGACCCAGTATTCGGAATATATCAAGTCGGCACCGATATCAAGTAACGCGACAAAGAAAGCGATGGTGACACGTGTCGGAAAGAAAATAGCCGCTGCCACGGAACAATACTTGGAAAATAATGGAATGTCCGGTGAGGTGAGGAACTTCTCATGGGAATTCAATCTGGTTAAGGATAATCAGGTGAACGCTTTCTGTATGCCGGGAGGCAAAATCGTTGTGTATGAGGGACTGATGAATCTGGTTTCCTCTGATGACGAACTGGCTGTAGTTATCGGACATGAAGTGGCGCACGCTGTGGCCAAGCATAGCAATGAGCGTATGAGTCAGCAGCTGGTTGCACAATACGGAGCGAAAATTTTGGGGGAGGCTCTCAGTGGAAAATCCGCCGCCATACAGAAAGCCGGGAATATAGTCTATGGTCTTGGGGCACAATACGGTGTGATGCTTCCATTCTCACGCAAACATGAAACCGAGGCTGACTATATGGGGCTTATTCTTATGACGATGGCTGGTTATAATCCGAATGTGGCCGTCACATTCTGGCAGAAGATGTCGGCGGGCGGATCGGGTTCAGTGCCAGAGATCATGAGTACGCATCCGAGTGACGCAACACGTATTAGTGACATAAGGAAACATTTGCCGGAGATGAAGAAATATAAGTAAACTTTAGAAAGTTACTGTAAAGTATTTGAAAAAACTTTAGAGAATGGTACAAAAAGGCGTGAAACCAAATGGAATCACGCCTAAATTATAATAAAACTCTTAAAAAGGTGTACATAATTACCAATCCTTAATTCTCTAACATCAATCATAATAACGCTGCAATCTTACGCACCTTATTAATTCTCTCCATAAACCTGTTGTCTTTTTTTGCCATTTGCAAATTATAAGATGTTTGCATTTTGAGCAAAGGTTCCGCATCTAAATCTAACGCGGCTTCTAGGAGCATAGCATATTTTGTATTTAGTGAACGCTTTGCATTCAGAATTTCATTTAATACAGTATAAGACACACCCATCTCTTTAGCAAGTTTCTTTTGAGAAATACCCCTAAATTCAATTTCATCTTTTAATACTTCTCCCGGGTGTGTCGGTTCAAAAGGAATTAAGTTATTAGCTATCATTTTAGGGTCTACGCCATCTATTTTAATCATAACTTTCTATTTATAATGGTTAGACAATTCAATTATATTACAGATGGTAGTCACTACTTCACCTTGCACCTCTGTGGTTGTAAATTCAATACGATATTGATTGTTTACTCTAACAGAGCAAAAGTCCTTTTTGTCCCCTGATAATTTTTCAAAACTCAGCCCATTGTATTTACAAAGTGAAGTTACATCAGGGACACTGATTATTATATCTATACAACGTTTATATCTACGTACGATATCAGGTTGAAAACGATGCTTTTTATCATTCGCCTTTCCAAACTCATACAATTCTTTCAGATACTCTTTATCAAACGTTACTACCATCTCATTTGTTTCTTTAATGCAAAGATAGCATTTTAATTTTATTCATTCGCATTTTTGCGAATAATTTTCTTAAAAAAAAATTAGCGACAACTCCAAAGAATCACCACTAACTATTCTATTTTTCTCATCACAAAATTGTGAACTACCGCTAAAGTAAAGATTTAGGGGGCTCAAATACGATTTTCAATAAGCCAAGAATGCTGGAGCCACGCAAATTTGGCATAAAGTCTGATTGGGAGCTTTCATAGAGCTATATTTCCCATTAAGCGCATTTCTTTTTAAGTATTTCAACACATTCTTTATCCCATCATCGAAACCATGCTTATACCCTTTAGCGTATTCTCCAATGTTATATACCGCCATTGCCAACACAAACAGGATGATACCTACAGGCTTATACCAACCGGGAAGTGATATAGAAAACGGCTTAAATGTAATTGTGAAATCTCCAACCCATAATAGGGCGATAATACATATGATTGTAAATATAATTGTTTTCATAATCAATATCTTTTTCCGTTCAACTTAGGTCTTAGTTCATTGTATCTCATCTTCTGCTCCACATGCCATATAAGGTCTATGTTCATATGCTTGGCAAGCCCGAAGATTGATAATAACATATGACCTATCTGACTTTCAAAAGAATAATTATATTCATAAAAATAACGAATTGGCAATGTGGATATGGCGTATATGCTTTCAGTAAATGTTTCACCTACGCAACTTTCGGATGCACCATATATCGCTTCTTCAGGAAAATCATCAATGGATATATTTCTTAATCCAGCCAAATCAAGCAGGCGTATAACCGCATCGCTTAGTTCGTCTGGAAGTGTATCTTTTATATTTTTTTCAAAGGAACACTTAAATCGCTTTTCTTCTTCCACTAATGCAGGATAGCGATTATAGTCCATTTCAAAACGTGATTTACATTTCTTTCCTAATCTTCCCTTTCTATCCGCTTCCACAGCTTCCATAAGCTCTCCAACGATAAGGCAAAGGCAGTGTTCGTTACTCAATTCTTTATCATGGAAACCGTGCTCACAGGCGGTCTTATAAGCACGATTCCGTAGTTCGTTCAAATTAATATTGTTCATTTTTTATCTGTTATTATATTCCGGTGAAGAGGTGATGTCCCTTTATAAGGTCAGGCAGTCATGGCTCTATACCACCGCCAAACGCAACCGTATCCCCATCTGCCGCATCGCTGGAAAGAACTATTACAACAAGAAGCATGTTGACGAGTTCTTCGGTATGGCTGTCGATATGGAAAGTATCACCGACTGGCTCCTGACTGAAAAAGCGGAAGAGCAGTTCGCCATGCAGCACCCGCCACTGTACGTTCTCTATCCGGTCCCATCCGTAACCCAGATTCACAACCGACTTACCCCTGAACAGCTTTTGCCATACATCATCGGCCATTCTGCGCTTTTCGTAAGGCAATCTGCCCCAAAAGTGAGTGATAAAGTTCCCTAACATTACAATTTGTGGCTGCACGGTTGAATTATAATTCTGAATTTCATCATGCCGCTTTGTCCACTGGTATGTGAAAGAATCGCGGTGCTATCTGCCTGGTGTAAAGGATAAAGTCGCCTGCTCCGGGAAAAGGATACCGGTTATTTTCTTATAATAGGCATCGGCATACTGCTGCATACCCAGGTCGGTAGCATGCACTCCGTCCACCTGACTGTCCATAGACAGTGCCAGCTCGTCAAACGTAATGTAATGCAGATTTCCGGCTTCATCCTTCATCGAATCGTATACGGCACGCAACTACTCATTGGTCTTACGGAACTCCTTTCCTTTCTTATCCGAAGCGTAAAAGCCCATATAGCCATCGTGCTCTACCAGTAGAATGGGAGCTTTGCTTTTGCTGCGCAATATACGGATGCCTTTTTCCAGACGCGGACGGATAAGTCCTACACGGTCGTTCGTCATATTCGGCATACAGTCTATCACATACATTGCCGCATCCACTTCGGCCAGCAATTTGAAGAAACCTTCGTCCAATTGTCCGTTGCCCGAAAAGCCCAGATTAACGACCGGCATATCCAGCTTGCGCTGCAGGATATTGGTCCAGGCCATACCGGGACGCGAAGCACATGCCCCTTGCGCAATGGAAGTTCCGTATATCACGACAGGCTTTTCGACCGACGGACGCACGAAATCGAAGCGGCTGCCTTTGGGCACACCAATCTGTAAAGACTTCACACCGTTGTACAGAGGCAGATACAAGGTGAATTCGTTTCCCTTATCGTGCGTGTTGCGGTATGTCAGGTCGTTATACGTATAGCGCACTGTATCACCGAACTGATAGTTGGCCGCGCACCAGTATTGCTGCCCGTTGCAGTCCATCGTGTAAAGGTCTACTCCGCTGACACCTGTTGCCGGCATGTGGGGCATCGAGAATCCCCCCGTAACCTGATACTTTACTTGAATTTGTGGAGCATTGGTGTAAAACTTCACATAGAGTCCTGCTGTCTGCAACGACAGGTCCCACACGGGTTTACGGACCAGTTGTTCGGCCCGCTGCGGCAAACGCTGGTAGGCCTTTCCGGTTTCCGCATTCCAGGCTCTTCCCTGAATGGGCAACAGCGAATCGGCCGCCGGGTTATGCCAGGCTGTCTGTGCAAGCAGACAAAGCGACTGCCCGAATAATAAAGCAGACAATCCTGCAAACTTGAAAGTGGTTTTCATACTTATTTTTCTTTTAGTGTTATTTCATCAACTGTATCAGATGTGAGGCTACACAAGCATAACCTTTGTCTGTGAAGTGAATATAATCGCCGCTGTAAAGTCCGTCACGAATCGTTCCATCTTCGTCAAGAAACCAGCCTGTAGGATTTGTGTAACTGACCTGAGCTCCGAAGGTATGCGCGCCCAGCAGTTTATGAATGCGGTTGCACTGTTCACGGACTGCACTGCCCTGCTCCTTTCCGGAAGGGAAAAGTCCCAACAGGATAATCTTTGAATCAGGGAACTGCCTGCAGGCCTCTTCCGTAACGGCGATGATACCTTCAGCCGTATCGTCTGCTGTGTCCTGACCGACTACCAGATTATTGATTCCGATGGCAATCACCACATATTCCGGAGTACACCGGTTATAGTTTCCGTAACGGACACGCCAAAGCAAGTTCTGCGTACGGTCACCCGAGATACCGGCACTTTCCCAGTTTCCCTGTCCCAAAGCGTCGTCCATGGCCTGCTTGCCCGGTTTGTAGCTGACGAGCTTACGCATGCCGCCCCAACCTTGCGTAATGGAATTGCCCAGCAACAGCAGTTTCAGTTTACGTTCGTTCAGCGTGGTTTCGATATCCTGTGCCACCGAATGCCACTCCGAGCCTTCCACCCATCCGGCAGCCGAGCGATACTCGTTTCCGGGAACGGCATGGGTACAATTGTTGGACCACCGGCCGGTAGCTTTCAGTATGAAACGTACAATGGATTCGGGATTGTTCAGTGAATGCGGATGATGGCCGATACCCGGTTTGTGAATCACGGTAATCGGGGCACCGAGACGTTTCATTTCTGCTTCGAAAAGGGCTGTATTCTCTGACACCGGAACAATATCGTCTGCATCGCCCACTACGTGCAGTACCGGAATGTCTGCCTGTGCAATCTTGGCCGCATGATTCAGCGGATTCTTTTTCCAGCGCAAAGCCTGTTCCTCATTCTTAAAGCCGTAGGCTTCCAGCATCCGTGTCACATCCTCGGCCGAACCTGCATAAGCACCTTTTCCCATCGGCCAACTCTTGATGTCCATGACCGGTGCATCGGCATAGATGCAAGCCACTTTATCAGAGTTCTGTGCAGCCCAGTTGTAAACAATCAGTCCGCCACGGCTCATGCCCTCCAGTACGGTCTTTTTATGAAAACCATTCTTCACCAGATATTTGTAAAACTTGTTCCAACGTTTTACTGCCTTATCGGCACCATACAAGTCGGCTACATCGCAATATACCACATGGAAACCTTGCTCCAGCAAGTCGATGTCGGTCTGTGGCTCATGTCCCCAGAAACGAGCCCGCCATATCCAGGGTCTTCCCTGTGCTTCTTTAGCCGGACGTACCACTTTGTAAGGAACCCCATCCAACTGGAAATCGTATCCCTGATAACCGTGAAAATTAAAGGAGGTCGCATTTTCGGGTACAATGGCTGCCGGCTTACTTTGAACTGCATTCAGCAGGTAATCGCCGATTTTACGCGCCATCGCACCCGCACCGATAGAAGACGGATGCAAACGGTCCGGCATAATGACCTGATCCCACTGGTTGCCAAACAGATTATGCAGATTAATAATACCCAGTCCGTTATCGTAAGCCAGCTGTTCGACTACCAAACGTACCTTTTCTTCGATAATGCGCGGACTGATGGTGTTCTTCTCGGTAAGGAAGCAACGCACCGGAGTGAGCAGAATCACCTGCGGATGCGAATCCAGCGAGCGGTAGGTATCGATAAGCGTTTGATATTCTTCCATAAAATGCTTTTCGTCTTTCCAGTTCTGCGGCTTGGTGTCGTTCGTTCCCAATTTAATCAGGACAATGTCCGGAAGAAAGTTTTTCGATTCGCCGTACACCCCAGTACGGACATACGGATAATCGCCGTCCGACTGCGCCGTTGCTCCGTTCGAACCGAAGTTGCGGACTTCGTAATCATCGCCCAAGTAATACTGCAACTGGGCGGGATAAGAGTTTTTCTCCCGGTTGGAAATACCTGCACCGTACGTGATACTGTTGCCCACGCACGCCACCTTAATGATTCGTTTTGCCCATAAGCCTGTAGGCAAAATCAACAGATAGCAAATACATGCCAAAAAGATTCTTTTCATTGTTATTTAGATAAAGTTGCAATTCACTTTTCAAACAGAAGTCCCCTGTTTTTCAACATTGCTATTTGGTCAGCAATACTTATGGGCTGCTTAGTGTATGTTATCATATGTATATAAAAATAAGTTCCGCCCTGGTACGCATTGTAAAGAGGCGTGGCGGAAATTGTTGATGCAAAGATAATGTTTTTTCTGCTGTACTGCAAACATTTCGATTTTTCTATCAAAACAAAAAATTCTATACTTTTGCAATGAGCCAAAAATAGTAGTGAAATATACAAAGCAAATTGTGCTGAAAAAGAAGAAACAGCTTAAGTTGGTTTTCCAAAGGAGTTAAGAATCAATAAAAACGTTAAATCTTCACCCTTTAGAATGTACAATTAAAGACAACAACCATATTTCTGACTTATCACCTATAAAATATTGATCAATAATCGGTTGTAAATACTATTGTAAAAGATTTGTGTTGTACTCCATCCTTAAGTTCTCAATATAGCAGTCTGATTCATCTGGATCGGTAACGAATACTATCTTACCAGTAGTAAGTATCATCTTTTAGTTCCTTTTTTTCTTGTATTAAGCCATACGGTAGATATTCAACCACCGTATGGCAATATTTATTTCTTCATTAAATCAATGCGCTCTTTCAAGGTAAGAATGTAGTCGTGCATCTGTACTTTTTGAACCTCCATTAAGGCGACCTGATTTTCACCTGCTATTTCAATAGCGTCTTTTCGACCAAGGAACAGTACTAACTTATTATGTTTGTCCATCAACTCATTATATTCGATATACATACGGTCAAGAGGGGTATCAGCCACGTGATAAGCCTTTTCAAAGACATCTTTAGGTGACCAGCTTTCATAACCGTCTTCATACACCACCTTATAACCTTCTTCTACTGGTTCCATTGTTTTTGGAATAGCATCAGTAGGTAGATAAATTTTTCCACCCTTGCGAATTGCTGGTGTGGCTTGAACTAATTTTGTTCCAATATACTTTTTCATCATTGTTTCTATGGGTTTTACAAAGCCGCCCAAGGCTCATTTCTGTTCCGATTTGAATTTATCTATAGTAGTCCTTTTATTAAAAATAGCCATAACAATCAAGGCTAAAGCTACTTTCAGTAATTGCTTTTTCCCAATAATTACAACATTACTACGATTTAGTCCGTCATTAGTCATGATACTGTACCAATTCTTATAAGGTGGCAGTACCTTATAGATAGATATTTTATAAATTATCTTCTTTATTACCATAGCTAATCTTCTTTTTCTTTTGATTCATCAATTACAACACCCCTAATATCTCTTTCACCAAATAATTTATAAGTAAACGTTCCTCCATAAAACTTTATGGTATCTCCCTTAACAGTAATAACCATTCCACCTTTTAATCTATGTTCCATGTCATCTTTACAAGATAACATCGTGGCTGTCATAAGTATAATTAATATAAACCTCATATTCAATCTCCTTTCTCTTTAATTCGTTCCAGCATATCCCTGTTGGCGTATAGTATCTCTCATCGAAAGACGGGATGGGCATCCATGCTACAACATTATAGGTCTGCAATCCATACAAGAAGGAATTAGCATCTTTTGCGTAGTCTTTTTCTGTCCTATGAGATATATATATTTGTTTCCCGTTATAAACTATTACTTTTTGGTTTAAAGAAGGCAGTTTATCTTCAACGCTTATCCAAGGTGATTGCTTTGACTGCCATTCGGCACCAGAAATAAAGTCAACAATGCAGTACGGTTCACAATGACGCTGCCTGTTTCTGCAATCATTGGAATATCCCCTTGCCGCTTCTTCTGCTGTCTGTTTCATATCTGTTCCGATTTGAATTTCTTGTTTATTTCTTTTTCAGCAGCTCTGGCCCCTTTCTTGAAACCCTCTACAAAGCTGTCAAAACAGGCTCTATGGATTTCTAAA